TACTTCAAGCGACTGGCGAACAACTAGGGGGCCGGACATGGCCTGCACGGTGGCTACGTTCTTGCGGACAGCCCGACCATCGGACTCGTCAATGGCATCTTGGACATTTGTAGCAGTAAGACCAGAGGCGGCATTGTCGTAGTCAATAGCGGAGGCATCTAGCCCGCCTACGACGACCTCCTCTGCCTTCTGAGCCCAGTGATACGCCGAGAAGCCCGGAGGGTTGACACCGTCGTCTACAGGGACATCTTCTGCCTCAGTAGCCCAAGCATGAGCGAAGTCTCGTGCAACCTGAGCCTCGACCTTAGCGTTCTCGGAGTCTGTAGCGTGGTCTTCCGATTTAGTAGACCAGTGAAAAGACGAATACCCGGTCCGAATACCATCGTCGACGGGGGTGTCTTCGTTCTCCGAAGCCCAAAGGTACGCAAAGGTCTCTGCTGCGAGAGCCCCTGCTTCAGCGACCTGCGCTGCGTCTCTTGCGTCCTTAGCCTCTTGGGCGTACTGGCCTGCGTTCGAGATATCCGCAGTAAGGTTATCGAATTCCAATTTCCGGATAGGCTCAGTGGGGGACGTAGCAGCGGGAAGATTGAACACCCGGTAGTTATTCATATCCAGATTGGCATTCATCTCATTAGGAGACGTGCCATCCCGGCTAAGGGTGTTCTCGATAGCAGCTTCGATTGCTGCAGAATTATTGTTAATTGTATTTACAGCACTGGTTTCATTCTGGAGATTAGTAAGATCATCAAGGGTGACTTTAGGCATTTAATCCTCCAGATTAAAGACTGCCGACGTATCGGTCAACAGAAACAGCAGCGCTGGGTTGATCAAGCCAACCTGCGAGGGTTGGGTCATGTGCCCTGAGACCGCCATCGTTGGATCCAGCCGAATCTCGCATAAGCTGAATCTTAACCGTATCAGACGAATCTAGGTCAAGAATGATGGTCTCTTGATACGGAATACTAGTATCCGGTGTAGCAATCTTGGCTACGCGAGTATTCGAAATCTGAACATCGTTCACGAGAATCCGCCATACAAGGATGCTTACACCAGTGCCCCCGGAAGGACGACCAAGATTCAGAGTAAACGTAAATCTATACAGCCCTGTTTCATTAGCAGTCAGGACCCCGGAAGAATCCAGAGACACATAGGGATTCGAAATACTGTTGCCGAAAGATACAACCATGGGGCTATCAGTCCCCGAGGGATCTTGGTCACTCATATGACCCCCTTCGAGAAGATGCTCGATGTAGAAAGCACCGATAGTTAGAGGGTCAACAAAATTCGTAGATCCTGCACCATCGGCCACCATAACGTAACCCCCGGTCGCAGTATCGGCACCTTTAACCTCATGGAGGTCGGCGCCTGAAAGATTCCTATGCAGAACCATTACAATCCTCCTTGAGGAGAGAAGGGGGCCGGAGCCCCCAACTCAACCACCTTCCGACGGGTGATATTAAACGACGTAGTAGTAGAGGCGAAGCTTCGCCTTACCAGCGGTAAAGTTAGCCGTACCAACCGTAGCCGCAACAAGGCTCGGGGTATTGTTAGCGAGGGTCGTACCGACCAGAGCACCATCACACTGGATAAGCGCACCAGCAGTAAGACTGCCAACAGGAATCGCGGCATCAATACCGTCTGCATCGTAAGCGGTTGCACGATCCGTGTCGTAGAGACCCAGATCAAGGGTGGCAGAGCCACCGGAGGTAAAAGCAGTTTCAACGTAAAGTTCGGCCTTCTCAAGTCGGACGCCATTCGGAATCGTCACCGTATCCGAGAGGAACGTCGCAGTGCCGAACGCCTCAAGACGATCAAAGTCGATGTCAAACTCGACCTTGGTCAGGGGGCCGTTCCACCGGTACTCACCACCGTGAGCCGGCTCAGCCTCCTTGGCACCAAACTTGATGTAAAGCCCGTCCTTATTCATCCAATCGCTAGCCATGATTCTAGTCCTTTCTTTCCTAGATTACGAAGACGGGATCTGACGGGTAACCGTGCCGGGCGTCAGGACGACGCAGAGGTTCTCCGGACGGAAGAGCTTGACACCGTAGCGGCAGGTCGTAACGTACTCATCACGCTGCAGATCCTTGTTGTAATCCGAATCAACCTTGGGCGGCTGACGGATAGAGCCGATGAACGGAAGGACGTCCGGGGCAGCGGAGAAGAAGAGGTTCGCCTTAGCGTTGGAGATCGCGTCACCGTCAATCGTCTCGGAAGCAATGTCCTGAAGGTTCATGGACGTGTAGACGTCGAACCCGTAGACGTTCTTCACAAAGCGCATGCCGGTCGAGATACCGCTAGCAACGATGCCTTCCCAAGCCGGGTTATTCTGGACATTCACGAGATTCGTGGCCGTCTCAAGCATATAGGCGACAGAAGGATCAACGATGGCAACTCGGTTCGCAGCCGGAACGTTGGCCTTGTTGAGGGAGAGGTTAGCGTAAGCGAAATCCTCCGGGGTGATATTGCCGCCAGTACCCTGGCCGACCCAACGATGGGCCTCACCGTTAATGGCGTTGAGGTTGCCGGGAGTCTGGCCGTTGGGGCCGCAGGCAAGGAAGTCAGTCTCAAGAGCCTTCATCAGAGCACGGTGCTGCTTCGGAACGAACGAAGCGATGAGGCGGCCCATGTAGAAAGAGTCCTGCTTCATCTTGTTCGTGATATACGTGGCCGAAGACTTGTACTCCGTGATGGAGAAGGTGAAGTTACCGGTATCCATCGCCGTGTAGCGGATGGCCTGACCCTCCTCGTAATCGAGGACCTCAGCCTGACCGATAGACGGGATATTAATCGTATCGCCATCCGGGAAGTCCTGGATCATATCCATATAGCGGGTGGCGAAGAGCTCGTCCTCAAGCATCTCCTTGAGCTGGGAGGACCAGAGCTCCGAACGAATCAGATGTTCGTTATTGCTCGTGCTGAAACCAGACATTACTTAGCTCCTTATGTGTAGAATTTTTCACCCAGAGCCAGCCTGTCGTTGTAGAGCTGGTTCTGGATCTTAGGGGTCCAGTAAGTCCTAGGATCAGTCTTACGAAGGGAATCATAATAAGCCTTATTCCGAACCCCGGTCTGGGGACGGGCTGCATCCGGGGAAATGCCGCTCTTGGGAAGGGGATTCTGAACCGGAGCCGAGTTCCCACCGACATTGACTAGACGGAGGAACATCTTGGGGTTCTCAGCAGCAAGCTTATTGAGCTCTTCGTTAGACGTACCAAGTTCTACTGCAAGTTGCTTAAGCTTAGAGACGTAATCGGGACCAAAAGTCTCCGCCAGCTTACTCCGGACCTCAGCGAGGTTCCGGGCTCGGACCTGCTCCTTCTCACGTTCACTAAGACGACGCTCCAGCATTTCTTCAATCTGCTGGGTCGTCAACATCTCGGTCTTGGAACCCCCGTCATCAGGAGCATGGTTATCCCCGTTTGCCGGAGCCGCAGGAGTCTGGGCAGAAGTCAGCTTGTCAATTGCTTCCTCCAGACGAACCCGAGAAGATAGTTCATTTCGAAGCTCAGCAAGTTCGCTCTTAAGGCGCTCAATAAATGCATCTGCTTCGACTTTACCTCGAGCAAGCTCCTCAGGAGACTTGAACTTGCGGCCTTCGCCAACAAGCTCTTCGAGGTAGTTCTTGCCTTCCTCAACAACGGGGTCAGTCTTGTCGTCGATTCCAGCGAAAAGATCGTCAGAACTCATGGTCTAGCTCTCCTTAAAACATTTTCAAAAGGTCGTGGATCTCTTTGTAGGCTGCCCTACGACCTAGATTAAAAGCCATTTTCTTATCCCAAGCCGGACTCTCGAACTGCCCTTCTGAAAGGTCCTGTGAGTCCAGATTTGACATACGCTCTTCGATGATTTCTTTCATTCGCCCAAGAGCTACGTTAGAGGCCATAATGGTCTTTACGAACTCCTCTTTTTTGTCTTGGGATCGAATGTGTTTAAACCATTGAACTGGAAGGGACATTAGAAGCCTCCGCCTTCAGGAAGGGGGCCGCCGGCCATTTCTCCCAGGATATCCTGATCGTAGTCATCAGGGGAAAGACCGGAAGGAGTCTGAGTCTCCATAAGGACCTGCTCCTCTGCGGTCTGGGCGACTCTCTGTGCATCCGCCTGTTCCGTAATGGCAATGAACGGCGTAACAATCTCATATTCTTGGAGATCGAGAAGATCCTCAACCATCTGAGCAGTCTTGAGGCCAGAGAAGTGAACCCGGACATTCTGGTCCTGCCCAACGCCAGAGGCGTAGAAGTTGCTGATATTCTGGATCCGCTCCGCCTTCTCTGCGAAGTGTCTCGCACCGATGGGTCTAATGCGGCCATTACCAGTAATATCCTCAGGGGAAATAGTCTTGAATGCCTGGGACTTTAGTTCGTCATCGAAAACACCAATCGTCGTAGCCGAATTAAGATTCCGCCTAGCGAGCTCAATCATAGCGTTAAGCAGGGGCTCTAGGATCTGTTCTTCGAACTGAACGATTTTATTCTGGAAGATCCGAGATGCAGCATTTTCGAGCCGTTGAACCTCGTAAGCCGTTTTCTCACCCGGAGTTCGAAACCCAAGAGCCTCCTTTGGAGCCCCGGCCATCTCTTCCATTTTATTTTCGAGGGTTTGGATTTCGACATTTGCCTGGAGGACCTGGAACGGAGGAGCGATGATCTCGACGTCACCCTCATCACCGATGTAAATCTTCTCCATCGGAGCCCAAGTAAAGTCTTCGACGTAGCCTCGGACTTTAATAGGTGGGAAGGTCAGGAGGTCAAAGCAATCCGCCTTAAGGTTCTCGATATGGTCAATGCGGTACTGCATGCCGATGAGATTTTCCAGAGGACCCATGGCCCAGAGGTTATCCCTACGACGACGCCATCCGCAATGGAAGATATCGGCAGTGCCGAAGAAGCTGGGATTAGGCTTTGAATAAATAACCTTGTGGCGGTCCGCGACAGACACGATATGATTACGCTTAAACGTATCAGATTCGTAGTCGTAGTAATCGCCGTAGAAGGTCAGGACTTCGACATACCCAGAAGCAAGGTACGCTTGGAAGGAGGAGAATCCATCTACTGCGTAAAGCGCATCCTCGGTCTTCAGGCTAGTGCCGCCAGAGGTCGAGCCGGAGTAGTTCTTGCGGAGAGTAACAAGGTAGTCCCACAGGGTCTCCATGGCCTCCTTATTCTCATCGTTGGTCTCCCGCTCGATGATCTCGCGGACGTCACCAATGTTCAGGAGAGTCCGAACAATCTTAGGTGCGTGGGTGAAATCACTGGCAGTGGGATTCATGACAATGGACAGAGGAGAGATCCTCCGAGGCACAGGGCCTACGTACCCAGTCTGAATCTTATCCTTTAGCTCCTGCGTATCGTCCTGCCACTCAGTCGTGACGAAACAATTCCCGTACTGAATGTAGTCACTTACAAGCTTGCTAATCTCCTCCTTGAACCGGGGATTGGCGATCATGTGATTAGCGTAGTTGATGATCGCTTCTCGCTTCTCCTTAGTGCCCGAGGACTTATCAGAAGCCTCCCACCTCAGCCACTTCCGCTTAGGGAAAAGGCTCGCCATGTAATTGGCGTAAAGGTTGTCGTAGATTTGGCAAATCTTCGGAATCGTAGTCTTGTTCTTCCAAGGAAGCTTGGAGTTAGTCGTAGACGTCGTATCGGTTGCGTATACATATCGGGCGACCTCTTCCCAAAGCTCCTTTCGCTGGCTTCGAAGGTTCTCCCATTCTACGTACTTATTGCCGATGTAACAACCAAGCTGGTCCTCAATGACTACGTCTTTAATATCTAGGACGCGGCCTACCATTACAGAATACCTCCAAATCGGCTATGTGTAACTAGGTCTGAATTAGTAGACCTTGAGGTTGAAGGAGACGGAGGAACCGCAATTGCAACTGCAGAAGCCAGAGCATCCTTGACGTCATCGTGGGGCGGATTTGCTCGGATGAGCTCTTCTTCCAGCGTCTGGCAATGACCACCAAGGAAATGCCACATTTGATAGTTCTGGTATTTGGGCTGCAGCGTTGCGTAAATACGCTCTTCCTTATTCCCCTGATGTCGGTTAGGCTTGAATTCATCAATAGACAGAGCAAGCCCGTATGGTCGGATATAGTTCATTTTAAGATCGTTTACGATGACCTGCTGGGCTGCGGTGACCTCGGCCCTAAGCTTCCTGAAGTCCCACTTCTGGTGAAGGGCTAGGATCCTCTGGAAGTAATCGCCGATCTTGTCTGTCTGGAACCTGTCGATATCGAGGATGTAGTAGTTGTGGTCCTCGTCTACGCCGACAACAACGATACAAGAATAGTCCCGGAGTTTGTTCATGGTGTAAGCGAAGTCCACGGATGCGAAGACGTTCATTCTTTTGCCTCGCATGTACCATTTACCGTTCATCCGGGAGAGATGTTTCCGGTCGTAGTATTGGAAGTACTCCCTTGAGATGCCACCACCATCCGGGTCACTCGGGTCATTGTAGTACTGAGCGCGGAACTGAACCCGGTCCTTGTACTTAGCCCTTTTCTGAGCTAGGATGTTGACATCGAACCCGAACCACTTACCATCGTACCTCTGCTGGCGGGGCCAGAGGAAGTTTCCAGTACCATCGCCTCGATCCTCTACCTGCCTTTCGAAGACTTCGTAGAGGTTTTCGACTTCCTTGATCTCACCATTTTCATCGTAGATTTCATATTGAGTCTCGATGAGGTCTTGGTAGAGGTCCTTAGGATGGTAGCGCGTACCTACAACCCATTCCCTAGAATCCGCACTCTCGACAGACGACAGAAGTGAGTACTGTGTTTTGACTCGCTCTCGGCCTTCTTCCGTATACGCATTCTCAAGAACGACTACGTCATCAAGAACCGCTACGTCAAAGTGCAGACCAGTAATCGAAGTCGTCAAACCTCCAGTAAAGACCGTAGGGTCACGGATAGTCTCTGCCTTACGGAGAGGATGGTCTACTGCGATTTCCGCCTCTGTCCACTTTTCTCGCTTAGCCTCTTCCTTATGAACCATCTCAGGCCAATAGAACCTGTAGATATCAGAGGTAAGGATGTCCTTGATGAACTTCAACTGCTTAATCGCGAGACCGGAAGTGCTCGACAGATACAGGATGCGGACTGCGGGGTTCCTAGTGATCTCCCAAGCCACACGATACGCGATCATCGCGGACTTACCGTGGTCTCGGGGCAGAAGGATGAGCTGGTGGCTTTTAGCGTCTTCCCGAGTCATCCAGTTAATAAGTTCTACGTGAATAGCTCCTAGAACGCGATGTGGGTGAACCAACCTGATGAATGCTTCTAGGGAGGATTCAGCGAGTAGTCTGACTTGTTCTTTTTGGTCTTGAACTTTTAGATTACTTTTAGCCATGAAATTGCCTGTGAAACTAATGCGCCTGCCGTGGCTGCTACAGAAAGAAGAGCTACTAGATACCTTGGTCCGGCCTTCCTAGCTACTTGCTCTTCTACGACTTTCTCTAGCTTTTCATCCATTTTAGAGAACATAGATTTAATTTCTCTAATACTCTCGGCCTGTGCTTTTAGAGTCGCCTGAATCTCTCCGATCTCCCTCTCGATGCTCACTGTAGACCTTTGAGTCTATCGAAGTCACCGGAGACCCTAGAAAGGTCCTTGAAGATCTCATCAGCCTTAGCCTTGATCTCTTCCTTAGAGGGCCTACCGCGTTTGCTAGAGTCCTTGTCCTTGGGCTCCCATCCACGCTCCAGAAGATACTTACTGGCAGCGAAAGAGTTCCTGCTACCGGAAAGGGACTCTGCTTTGATCTGAGCCAGCGCTCTAGCCTTTTGGCGAACCTCTAGCTCTCGGCGCCACTTTTCGATATATGGTTTGAAAAACGAAGAATTGCAAAGGGCTTCCCAATGCTCCCAAGAATCCAGATGCTCCATAGCAAAGGTGTATTCTGTGGGATCATCCGCCTCCATGTACAGCCTGTACAGGGAAGGATATCCGTTATGGTCGGTGTTCTTGAGGGTGTAAACTACCGTATCCTTTGAGGGAGCCGTCTCAAAGAAGAGAGCTTGGAGAAGCAGGACACCGTTTGAGTTTTTGAACTTATTCGTCATTCCTGGCTCCTGTACAAAAATCCTGGGGCATCACCCGTCGGTTGAGATTTCCTTTGTTGGGCAAGAGTTTCACTTACCCGAATCAGCCGAAAGGTCATTACTTTTTCGACTGTATATACCTATTATACCATGAAAAAGGGGGTGTTGTCAACAGAAAAGTGAAATATATATATAAAAAATGTATCCATGGGAGGTCTTGACAGATCGGGGGTATTTTTATATAATATATAATAACCATGGGTATTATACAGGGGGTATGTACATAGGCTATACCAATGAGTTCATACAAAGGAAATCTAACCTCTAGGTGATATATAGATATATAGATTTAAATATATAGGTAGATACAGCCCCATAGGCGCTTACGGCACCCAAGTGCCTTGCTGCTCAGCAGCTTCTGCCCCAGGGTCAAATCCGGGAATTTCTGCTAGAAAATCTTTGGGTGCGGTTCAAGCGCGTAGCGCCCCCCGTGTCCCCCCTGCTACCCTGGGTGGGCCGCCCCCTGGGATTCAGCCGAAGGTTGCACCAAGGCGCGCCATGGGCCGCCAGCCATGGGCGTTCTGCCATGGGCATAGATACCTATGGTTAGGGCCGTCGTCCTGGGGAACTCCGCTTCGCGAAGAGAAGATGCAACCCGTGGTTGCTTGACAGATGATAGGAGCGACCTATGGGAGCGACGTTACACATTCAAGCTATTGTAATTCCAGAAGAACCGAAGCAACCCGTTATGCACCAAGGGTTCCAGGAATACCTACTTATTGACACTGCCGGCACATTCCTATACATTCTTCAGCCCCTGTTTCGTTCCTTACTTCATGCCCTATTTCTGCCATAATTTCGCCACAATCGTCAGATAGTGTCCCTGAGCCAACCGTATCTTCGGCACTGGAAGGAACCTATGATGAACGTCGACACAACCCGCCTTGGCTATGCACAACCGTCGCCAACCCGGACGCATCGCCCAATTGATCCCACTAGGCTGGACATAAGCAGGCAGATTGAGGCTGTACGCCAGAACCTTGAGCACAACGTCCGCAAGCTTCGCGCCAAGTGCGCCAAGGGCGAGCAGGAAGCTATCGTCCGAGTCGCCTGCATCGT